AGAACTGCACCTACAGCACCGAACGCCGCTGATTGTACAGCTGAGATGCCGAACACGTTACCTGCACCCATAAAGGCGATACCTGTAGCCACAGCGAATGCAACTACTCTAAGGGTTCTAGTGATCCAATACTTCATTTCTTACCTACTTCCGGCAACCATTGCAGAGGGTCCTCGACAGCGTTCACCGCTAAGTTTTCGGTTTTGCCACACATGAAATGCAGGTGCGGTCCAGAGGATGTTCCAGAGTTACCTGAAACGCCGATGATGTCGCCCTGGTTCACTTTAGTGCCCTCTTTGATTGTGACTCCATCCAGGTGACAGTAACTAAAGATTCTTATCTTTTCAGCTGTGACATAAGTTCTGAGTTCAACTACCCATCCAAGAATGTCTGACCGATAAACCTTGACGATAGTTCCCTTGCCTACCGCTTTTAGAGGTGTTCCTCTAGGTACGCCATAATCTACGCCACGATGTGGACCGAGGCCGAGAGACTTACGCAGTTCTGAACGTGTCCCAAAAGTGTCGGTTATACGTTTTGGATCTACTGGATGGATTAGCGTGGTCATGCTAGGTCGGATAGTTCCTGTTCATGTACAGCAATAGCAGATTTGATTACATCTATGTTCGCTTGTGCTTGAGCAACTACTTCAGCGTTACCGATAGCCTCAGCGGACTTTAGGTTCAACTCGTTTTGGTAGCCCTCTAGGTTGAGTGCCTGGATGCGTTCAGCAAGCAGTTGAGCTTTGACTTCATTTGATACGTTGAATGACATGTGGTTTCTTTCTTATGTAGGAATGTTATCTAGGATAGTGGTTTCAGCACCTGCCGCACCTGCACGGACAACCAGTTTCAGGGTATTAGCGTTAGTGCCATCACGAAAATAAAGACGAGCAGCATTAGCACCAGGATTAGTAGCAGAAGCAGTTTGCCTTTGCCATGTGATTTGACCACCGCTGTTAGCCGCACCAATTTGTATCAGAGCACTATTGAAGTTTGCACCTGAATTAGAACTAATAAAACCGCTAGGAGAAATACTATTGACAACTGTTCCAGCCGAGTCTTGCCATTCTTGTAAGTTAGCGGTTTGACCTGAAAAACCTCTTACAGCAACAGCAACATCCGTAGTGCCTGTGGACATAGCAACAAATCTCGCGGCACCTTGAACAGTCTCAGATCCAACAGTTACACGTCCACCAAAACCAGAGTTCTGACCTGTAAAAATACCACCGCCAGATGCAACCCTAGTAAGTATTGTTCCAGCGGAGTTTTGCCATTCCTGCAAATTAGCAGACTGAGACGCAGCACCACGGACAACAGCACCAATAACGCTTGCAGATCCAGTAGCAACGTTGAAACGGCTATTCGAAATTGAAGTAGAACCAGAGCCAACAAAAGCCTGCACATTTGTAACTATTTGTCCTACTGGTGAAATGCGTGTTTGCCAGACTGCCGAACTATCTTGGAACTCCATAAGATTTGCACTCTGTGAACTAGCCGCTTTAACTATTAGAGGTATAACCGCTGCATTGGAATTGTTGATGGCATGTCCGCCGACAGTAAAGGTGTTTGCTGAATCAGTTTTGACTAGTTTGCCTAATTCTTGCCATGCGATACCTGTGGTTACAGATGCGGTATAAGGTATATAACCTAATCCGGGAGCAGATGCGACAGGCTGTAATTGGCCAGTACCAGATGATTGTAAGAATGTGGCCGAGAACGGAATGGTGACTGTGCCGGTGAATGTTGGACTTGCTGATGGAGCCTTGGCCGATAAATCTGAAACTAGGTTTGTGACCTGTGACTGTGCAAGAGTGACTGGATCTGTACCAGCGGAGCCGTGAGTTGCGGCGTGAGCTAAAGGTGCCCTAGCATCCGAGAGTCTGGAGTCAGTTGTAATAACAGCGGTGCCAGTAATGCGGTTAGGTGACAAACCACCTGCAACTATTTTGGTATCGGTCACGCTACCATCAGTTGGAATACGTTGATCTGAGAGTCTCGAATCGGTTGTAATAACCGCTGTACCTGTAACCTGTGCCGGAGTTATCTGCAATAGTGCCTGGTTCAAACCGATGTTAGCGGCAGTAGATGTACCCGAATTAGTGATAGGTGAATCAACGTTCACAATACCGCTAGGGCCCTGCGGACCAGTATTACCTGTTACACCTTGAGGGCCTTGCTCACCACGTGCGAAATACACTCTGGCGTAAATGGAATCAGGGACAACTACTTTTACAATCATTTGACTATTTCAGGCGTGACGAGAACTTGGCCTCGAGCAAGCGTTAGAACCTTTCCGGTTGAAGTCTGAGTCAATTCAAGAGCCCAAACATAATCTGTTTTAGTTAGCAGAGATGTCTGAGTTGGAGTTAGCGAGAACGCTACCGAGTTAGTTGAAGTATTTACTGTCGGAGTGATGTCGATAATAGCGGTCGTGCCAGGGTTCTCACGAATCTGCAATTTAGCTGTATAGCCAGACAGCGGAAACGCTACACCATCAACATCGGTCGGATAGAACTCACAGTCACCAGCAACGCTAGGGAACGTAGATCCAGCCAGAATCTCAAGATTGAATTGGCCGTCCGTTACTGTATAGGTTTCACTCACTAGGAGCATCCTCCACAGGAGCCTCAACCACAGGTGCAGGAACTTGTCCTGGACTTGGAAATGGTGCCCATGAGGTGGTTACTTTAGGTTCGGTTTCTTTTGCCATCATTTATCCTTTTTCAGCTTGTCGAACTCGGTTTTCAATCTTGTGTATTCCTTATGTAGATTCAAGTATTTATCACGCCATTGGTCAAGTTCCTGTTTCAGCGTGGCGAGTTCAGTTTTCAATTTGTCTATCTGCTCGAACATCTCTGCCCGAAGTTTCTGCTCTAAACTAATCGACTGGAAACGTCTAGTAGTTAGATACCTAAACAGGGCAGTTACGCTCGTACCAGTCAGAATACCCGATACCACCCACAGCCAAGTGTCTCTATCCATTAGATACCTTTCCAAAGTCCGATAGTCATTTCCCAATGGTCAGTGTCTATCTGATGTTGAATCCTGGTGATTAGAGCGACCTGTTGAATCTTGTTGGAAGTATTGCTTGGATCTACAAACTCGACCTGCAGTTTCTGACCTATTTCTCGGTCAATGATTTTGCTGGTAGTTCCGTCACGTCTCAACGCCGGGCAAGATACTGCCTGGATACGTTTAGGGTCTGCAGCGTCCACCACAGCTTGAGCCCAGTCAGCAAGTCGGACATAAGGGCTGGAACCTGTATCCATGTCAATACTAAAATCGGCTGGCCATTCACCATAGTTAGTTATGGATGTGGTGTTCTTTTTAGTTTTGTTTATCTTGGTTTCAGCGTGTTCAACAAAGCAGCTATTTACTAGGCCATCGGTGTCCCAAACTAGGTCAATGTAATCCATGCAAATGTGATCTACGGAACTTGAGTGCACGTTAGAGATTGTCAATTCAGTATTGCTCCAGGCAGTCTTTTTAGCGGCAACATCGGCTCTGGTGAGATAGTACTGAGTACCGGCATCCTTAGCGGAATAACACCAACCTAGTTCAGCGTCCAATAACTGATTCACTAATTCACCAGATACGAAATCCGTCCAAGTGTCATAATCCTGGAACGTGGCACTTCCGCCAGTACCTTGCTGGCTCATGCTGAACCTAGTATCAACCGCCGCTATGTCTAAAGCCAACTTATCCATAATCTGTCTGAAACTGTGATAAGTGCTGTTTATGTCAAAGCTAGTCAAACGTGTATTCATGGCAATCTTGGTGGTATCGTCGGCGGAAATCTCAATCTTTAGTTTCTGAGACTCAACATCAAACTGCATGGTTACGTTGCTGATAAAGCCATAAAAGAATACAGTCCAAGATGTTGGAGCAGTATCAGGGCTGGACTGGTAACGAATCCTAAACGGCATGTTTGCTTTATACGCTGGACCAGTAACTAGATCTGAAACATCCTTTTTGACTAACCGAACCACAGCGGTGCCATAATCAGGCCTAGCAAACACTCCACGCTCAACCAGAATGCCTCTATCAACGCTAATCTCATAAGTGTCTGCCTGGATAGATGTCCATGCTCCAGCGGTGTAATACTGCACCTGCAGATTGTTTTTGATGTCCCAGACGTTATTAGCCATTAGTTCGCAAAGTATTTCTTGCCAGTTTGTTTCTCAAACTTACGAATCTCTTTGATGATGTCCGCAGCTGTAACGTTGGCTTTGTTGATGTTGATGGTGTAAGTCTTTTCCTCAGTAGCCTGAGCAAGTGTCTCAACCGCTGCACCTGTAGAGTAAAGAGATCCACGAAGTCCCAAATACTCAGATAGACGGCCAGACTGCAATAATCCCTTAGCAACAATGTTTCCCTGAGCAGGACCCATAGCAATCAACTCGTTGATAACATCCTGACCAGCACCCTGCTTAGCCAACATCTGCAGACGAACCTTGAAACCTTTAGCCGCCTCAACTACACGCTTTAGTTTCTCAATAACCTTATCCACGTTGAAGAATGAATACTCGTCCTTGCCGACAACACCAAAGGCTAAACCAATACTGTCTCTAAACTTTTCGGCAGTTTTCTTGATAGCGTCAGCAACCTTTTCACGTGCCTCAGTAACTTTCCGAGCCTTTTCATCCATGGCATACTTCCACTCCTCGTAAGAGCTGTAACCATCGGTAAGCCATGTTTCACCTTGAGGGCCA